ATAACACGTTCCAACTTTTTATCGTTACGAAAATCACCGATTTTTTGCTCTTTGTTACTAGGACAGGGTGGGATTTCTAATTTTTCATCTTTCTTCTTTTGTGGTATTTTAGGTTGTTTCTGCGGAGGTTGCGGTTGTTGCTGTTCTTGCTGCTCTGCTGGTGCAGTGTATGTAAAATTTGCAGGGTTATATTCAAGTGGTTCAAAGCTAGGGATACTAAACGTACCACAGGCTTGATATGTGCCTAATTCATCTTTATTTATCAGTCCTGTAAGATTATTTCTATGAGCATCAACACATCCTGGAATATCAACAACTGGTTTATAAATAACATCTAGTATAGGTGGCTGTACTTCCCATAATCTTATCTTTGGAACGTAAACCTCTTTTATTTTAATTTTTGGTATCTTCGTCAAATCATAAAGGCAACATAGGGCCAGTTACTTTTGGCATTTTCTTATCTATTTGATTGGGCAATATCTTACCTACACTCTCCATTACCTTTTCCATCATCATCGCTTCAAATTGTGGACTACTTACCCATTTGTAGGTAGCGTACCCTGCCCCTATAGTTGTTAATGAAATTACAAATGATAGGATAGATAAAACAGATGAGATTTTATTTAACATGAGAGATGCGTTCGCAAAAGCATTAGTACCTGTCACTATTATAACTTTCTGTGGTATCTGTGCATTAGCACCGTTATATCTAACTTTAGGGATTATGACTCGTCAGATGACAGAAAAATCTAACTAGCCCAACTGCTTGGTTGTCCACTTATTGTAGTAGGTGTTCTTTCTGCTTCAATTTCTGCTTTAAGTGCAGCCTCCTTCGCTGTAACATCATCAGAACCGAATTTTGTTTTTATCCAGCCAATAACAGTATCTTTTGTTAAATCATCAAAAGCTGTCATTGAACTACCTTTTGTGAAATACTCTGCACCATAAATTCTTGAGGTATAACCATCAGAAGAAGTACAAACAAGTTCCCAATGTACTGTTGTTACTAATCCTTTATCAGGATCGCCACTGTTGTATTCAAGAGCATTTTCACCTTGAAAACCCCAAGTATATGTGTAAGTTGGATCAGCCATAATTACCTTTTTATTTTATTTTACCCTGCTTCTGACCAACTGGCAGGTTGACCTGATGTAACTTCTTGCTTTGGCATATATTTTTTGTGTGTATCTATTGCTGCCTGTATTGCAATAATTGTATTTCGACAATTATCCATTGTTTGAGTTGCATTTTTTACTTGATTTTCTGCATATAAATAAGCATCCTGTGTTTTCTTTAACTCTTCTTCAAGCTTTGTAATCTCTTCTTGTGGATTCGTTGTGGACATAAAAATAATGTATTTAACTAATTATAAACATAGGTGTCAATATGTCAGTAGTGTTAACCTAACTTAGCTTCGAGGTCTGACACTTTACCAGCAAGTTCCTGTATTGCTGCAATAGTTATAGCAGTAAGCCTTCCATAATCCATACCGTAAGTATCTTCCTCTTTTGAATAGGCCACAGCATATTCACACAATTTATCTTCTAACAAATCCTGTGCAATAAAACCATGCTCAGATACTTTATTTTTATCTGATTTCCAATTATATTCTTTTGGTTTTAATTTTAATAATGTTAATAAAGCATCTTTTATATCAACAATATTTTCTTTTAATCTCCTATCTGAAGTTGTATTGTATGAAACACCACCGGTTTCTTGTTTAATAGAACCAATTTGTGTACCATTTCTACGGAAAGAACAAAAATGCTTTGAAAGGCTTGAAGTATTTGCGTTAGCAGTAAAACCTGTTTCCTGGTCTGCAGTACTACTATGTATTCGGCCAGTTTTTGTAATTGAAGCCCCAACAGTAGCATTAGCAGCAGGGAAATCTGTTGTTGTTTGACCAATTCTTAAGGCAGTTGTATTAATTCTAAATACTTCACTAGCAACAGCAAAAATTAATTTTTCATTATCATTACCTTCTATAAATGCAACATTAGAACCTCCCCACTGTATCCTTTGGTCATTTCCCATATAAAAGATACCTGATATTCTTGCAGCACCCGATACATCTAAATGGAAGTCAGCCGAAGTACGATTTATCATAAATCTTCCTGTGGCATCTATTCTGCAAGCTTCACTGTTATTGGTATTAAATCTTATATTTGTGGTCGAATTAGTAGTTAAGACTCCATCTCCACTATTGTTTTGAAGTTCAAAATCAGGACTTACATCTGAATCAGACAATCTTATACGGCAGTCTGGACCTGATACGTGGACAAGCCTTTCGGGGGCATTAGTGCCTATCCCAACCCGATTGTTATTCAGAATACATATCATTTCTCCGTTATCTGTATCAAGTGTCATTCTTGGACTACCACCACTATTAGTTTTCATCCTTATCTGAAAACCATAAGTACCCCAGTTTGTTGTTGCTCCTGTCCAGTTTTGCGTTCCAGCTATTAATATTGGTTTATCTTGGTTGCTTGAATAAAGTATATTCTCAACTAATATGCCACCTGATTCTGATTCTCCTCCGTTTATATATAATTTACTCTTTTCTGTTGTGCTTCCTATAGATAAACTTGCTGTTGGGAAAAATCTAAATCTATCTGAAACTCCACTAGATGAACCATCTGCTTTACCTGATTCTAAACGTAATGCGATATAAGAGGACTGCGTACCCATTCCAATCTGCGTTGCATTACCAGTAACACCATTTACCGTATAATTTTGCCATTGACCAGAACCCTTCCTATATCCACCACTTGTCAAAGTAGTTTCAAATGCACCATGAGTTCCAAGATACCCATATCCAGCTACTCCATAAAAAGAACTAGCTATTGACCAAAAATCAGATGGTGCTTGAAATCTTGCAGCATTAGCAGTTTCTATACTGTTGCCAACATTAGCAGCACTTGATTTACCAAGAAGAAATACTCCACCTTCTTTTATAGTTGCTCTTAGTGAAACAGAAGTACCACCTGTATTTGTATAAAATTCAAGTCGGCCAGGCATAACATTAGATGATGGAGTGCCGTCAACTTTTGCTGCTATCCACGCTGCTGGGGTATCTGAATCTGTACCATCATTACCAACAAATTGAATAATTCCTAAAGTGTCTCCACTATTGACAGCTACATCTGCTCCAACAGATGTGCCTCTTGTTTTATTAAATGTAAAGCTTCCAGAACCACTATCAGCAGAATTTCGAGTAAGAGAGAATGATGAAGTGCTTGAATTAGTACCCTCAACTTGTAAATTAGGAATAGTACCACCTGGCGATCTAGATGTAGATGTTCCTATTAATAGTTGTCTAGCAAAATATCCAGCACCCCTATAACTAATATGAAAAGTACTAGTAGCACTATTATTTTTTATTGTAAAAGCTTTATTAGTATCTGTAGATTGTGTATTCGTGCATCTTGAAATTATACCGCTAGCATCACCACTCCTAACTTCTAATTGTGAATTTGCACCAGTAACTCCAATACCCATACGACCACCATTAGTAATAGCTACCCTTTCAGACGATCCTGTAAAAAATTTTAAATTTGCAGCATCTTGTGTCATTAACCTAAAATCACCTAAGCCTCTATGACGTAGATCAGATGCAGTATTAGCACCACCATTAAACCTAATTATCCTTAGTCCATAATCTGTATATGTATTATCTCCAATAAGATCAATAATGGCATTTCTATTACCAGAACCAGAACGACCAAGAATTAGCTCCGCATCATTTGTATTTGCAGCACCAATTTGTACATTACCTTCTACATCAAGTTCTGATGCAGCAGCACGACCAATACCAACTCTGCTCGTTACCTGTATTCCATTACCATCTGTTTCCAATCGTTTTGTACCATTTTCATATAATTCACAACTCCCACCAGTTATAAATTTTGCCATAACTGCATTGCCAGGACTATCAAAAAAGTGTATTGCTGGCCCATTTACCGCTAAAACTAATTTTCCTGTACCACTATCTTCTATATAACTATCCGACCCATTATGGTAAATTTGTAAATCTTGTGAATTTCCTAATCGTATAAATTCGCTATCACCTAAATTAAGTTGATTAACACTTACATTTGCATTTAAATCGTAAGTAGATGTTAAATCTACAAAAGCACTGCCGTTAAATTTTTTCCATCTATTAGCACTGGTATCAAATTTTATTGCACCTGTAGGGATATTTGTATGACTACCAACTGACAACTGCTGTAAAGCTGCATTTACACTGGCTCTAATCTCACCAGGGAAATCTGTATAATTACTTCCTACTGTAGGATTCGCAAAATTAGCCATTTAAGTTCCTCTGCATTGCCATGTGAAGTTACCACTAACTCTAACTCCACTCGTATTGTATAGCAAAACTTTAAATGAGGTAGGATTTGGTACGTCTTGGAAATCAACAACAGCAATAACAGCAGATGTTGTGTTTGGTGTCACTGCAATTCCCTGTACATCAACAAAAGTTACATTGAAATTAACAGTAGTTCCACCGCTATCACTTGCATTTGCTGTTCCTGTTCCAGTATCGTTTTTAATTTTTACATCTATTTTTAAATTTAAGTTGGTTATTTTTGTTAATGAACCTGCAACAGATATTGCTCTTGTTTTATATCTAACTCTTTGAAACGCTGTTCCAAATCTTTGTGCAGCGTTTGAATTTGATTCTGTACCATCGCTAAATGTTCCACCTGACCCACCAGATGCGAGATCGAGTCTCTGTGATTGATTAACAGTTCCCGATCCTTGATTAGCAAAAGTTGCAAGAGTTGAAACTTTAGATGATGCTAGATTCGTACCATAATCAAAAACCTCTTGATATTCACCTTGTCCAGATGTACCTATTGGTGCAGGTTCTAAATAATCTGTAAAACCAGCATTAATTGCTGCCGTTATATTTGCAAATTGTGGGCTAGAACTGGAGCCTGTACCAACAAAATGTTCCTGCCAAGTCTGCGTTCCAACACCACTGCTATTTGTTAAAACTGGTAAATAAAGTACGTTTTTATTTAATGCAATATCAAAAACCTTTAAACAATTAGTAAATGCAACTGAATCAATTTCAGATGGAGATGTCAGACCTGTGCCAGATGTACTGAAAACTGAGTCATAATCAGCATTTAATACAAAATCAGGTGGCTGTGCAACTGCTAACGTAACGAAAAATATAGGTGTATCTTTAGATTCATTACCAGCAGTATCATAAGCTTTTATTAAATAAGTAAACGTACCAGCCGCAGTTTCAAATAGAACACTAAACCTAGAGTCAGTTATTGTCTCTCCTGATCCCTTTCCTATAGGTGATGATGTACTCCAAACTTGACTTGATGCACCACTACCAGTATGTTTTCTTATTTCATAATGATCTATTTTTAGTTGATTTGTTGCATTTACAGTTGGTTCGCCCCAACGTAAAAGAACATTATTATCAATTACTTCTGATGTACCTGATACTGGTACTTTTCCTGGCCTAAATATCTCAACTTCTATCTTTAAAGCTGTGCCTTCATTGCCTAATAAATCTCTAGGAACTATATAATAATATTTAGAAATACTGTCATTTTGTCCTGTAACTTTCCAGCTAACCTCTTCTTTAAATGATTCAGTATCTTGTATAACTGATAATTCTGTATTTCCAACAGTTATACCAGCAAAAGTTGAGGAGCTACTTCTAATAATTTTAAAATCCTTTAAATCTAAATGATTTGCGGGATTAACAGTAGGTGGTGTCCATTTTGAAGTGACAAATCCTAGGCCACCTTCATTACCTAAAACAAATGAACCACTTGTAGGTGCTGGTAGGTTTTGTCTTGTAATCGTAAAATTGCTACCTGTACCAATAAATAATGCTTGTGCGGCTGCGTCACCCACTGCGTTTATGTAAGCTGCACTAAAAGCTTTAATCTGTATAGTTTTTGTCGTAAAGTTTGCTTTTGTTGTAAATTCTCTACTATCAGCAACACCTAATAACGTAGAACCTTCAAAAATTCCATATCTTATTGTAGGTAGAGAACCATTTACTTCATTCCATACAACTTTTACAAAGTCCAATTCAAAACTAAATGAAGGAGTTGGTGCTGATGCCACAGATATAGATATAGTTCTAGTCGCTTGGTTTGATGATGCTCTTCCATCTGTAGGAAAGGCTGGATCTGCATAAACAGCAGCCACTTGATAACTTGCCTGTGCCGTACCACTTACATTTGGAAAGTTTGTGTCATTAACTAATAAAGTAAATTCTGTGCCTTTTATCTGTGCAATACTATCTGTTCCATTATTTCTAAAGATCCTATAGCCAATAACAGGAGGTTGTAATGCACCAGCACTTGCAGCTTCAGTCCATTTCAAGACAACAGAATCTGTTGTAAAACTATGAGTTAAATTAGTTGGTGCTGCTGGTTCTGGTATTGTTACTGTTACATCACTGCTTGTACCTTCATTACCTGCAATATCTACTGCTCTAATTGTAAATACACGACTACTACCAACCCAAGCTCCTGGTGTTTGAAATTCTGTACTATCTGCAAATATTGTTTTTGCTGAACCATCATTAAATGTAATTTTATAATTTTTTATTTTAAATGTACTTGTTGATGGTGCATCCCATCTAATTTTTATAAATCCATTTTCTGCTGTGGTAACTGCGTTCTGAATAACAGATGGACTACTTATGGTAACTGTAGTAGATGCTTCGGTTGTAGAAAAATTACCTGATGTGTCATAAGCTTTTACAGTAAAAGTAGAAGTAGTTTTTACAAATTCAACTGGTATAAATAAATTTGTTGCCTGTACTCTTATGCCAGAACTAGCTGCTCCTGTTTCTGGATGCGTACCATTTGCAAAATCACTGCCTTTTCTTATTTCATATCCAGCTAAATCTAAGTCAGCAAAACCATTAGATTGTACAGCTACTACAGGAACCCAGTTAAGACCTACACCATCATTAGGATCTATTGTTGCTGAAAGACTAGCAACATTACTTGGCGGTGCGGATTTTCCAACAACTTGTTGACTTGCCGTAACAGGTACAGCAGAAAGTAAACCGCCAGCATTTATGCTTTGAACTTCAAAGTCATAAACGTCACCAGCATCTACATTTCTTAATTCAAATTCATTTCTTCTTACGATTACATCAACAGGATTATCTTGTGATGGATTTGTAGGAAAATTATTGTTTGCAGTAGTATTAGCACCTTTTGTATAGACAACTTTGTACTTAACAGCACCATTTACAGTCGGCCATGTAACTCTTAATTGGACTCTGATATTTCCATTATTAGTTGCAAAAGCATCTTTATTTGGAACGTGTTTATATAAAGATTCTCTAATAGTTAAAGATGATGGTGAATCTACTTTCTCATCAAGGTTTGTTATATCTTTGGCTTCTACATCCGTTCCACCTTCAATAGTGTTATATAAACTGCTGTTATAGGTAACTGCTGTAATTGTATATTGTAAATTTTCTGATTGTTCTATAGTGACTATTCGCCATGTTGAAGGTGCAGCAGTTGTTTTTTCATATAGCCAAACACTATTAACATTAGGTGATGATGAAAAGGCTGAAGAAACAGTAATAATATTTCCCGAAATACCTTGAACATCTTTTGTCTCCATACTTCCATCTGGCAAAATAATTGAAAATTTATCTCCACTAGAAAAACTAATACCAGAAGTACTATCTACTGTTACTTGAGTTGTAGTTGTAGCTGATCCACCTGCTGTAATACGACCAGCAAGCCTTGTACCACTTCTTACTGGATCTGATATGGAAATTATCATGCCAGGTTTAACAATCACGCCTGCATCACTTGTAGTAGTAAATGTGCAGGTTTCTGTTAAAAAGTTTTCTGAATAGTAAATAAAACGTGCCAGACGTGAAGCTTGACCACCTAATGTACAACCAAAAGCATCTATTTGTTTTTTATTAAGACCATATTTAGTAACAAATGGATCAGTGTCTAAATTACTTGCTAACGGATGTTGTACATAATCTATTTGCTGCGTGACGTTATTAAAAAATTTGACGATGACACAATTTGATCTTGTTTTTACATCTGAACCTTCATAACTAAATCCCTCCTGCGTAACATTACTTCTATTAAATAAATAAACGGGATCTGCTGGTCTATCTTGTGTAATCTTTATTTTGCCTTCACTAAAATAAACAGCACCTCTAAATACAGAAGCAACTTTATTTATAAGTTTAAAAGCATCTTCTTGTCTGTTTATTACACCGTTAAAACTAAACCTGGGCTCGGTATTACCCTTTGTGACTGTTACATTTCCGCTTGTCGATTGAGAATTACCTGCACCAATCTCAATTACAGTTTTATTTTGTTTAACTCTTACAATTCTTGAATTAGCATCTGTAGCACTACCAGATGTATAGTCTAATGTCACACGATCATTTTTTTGTAACCCAGAATTTGTAGCAAAAGTAATAACAACCTTAGTACCTGTTTGTACATAAGTTCCGCTTATACTTGCTGGATTTGTTCTTCTATCACTGACAAGAGTATTTGCGTACTTAGATGCTTCTACAAATGAGAATAAATCAATATTCTGTGCATTTCCATTAAAAGTAGCCTTTTCTGCTGGTGTTAAAATTTGATCCCCAAAACCATATCTTTTTGACGTTAAAATATCGTAAAGTACAAAAACAGGACAGGCACAAAATTGTGCTGCTTGCATCGTTCCATTAAAAACATAGTTAGTCGGATAAATAATTCTTCCTGTATTTATATCTACACTTGGCGTACCAGAATTATTTGCACCAGCACCAGGTATTCTTATCTTTATACCTTTTACTAAATAAGTGCGTTTTGGAACGGAGCTAAAATTTTCAGCATCAATTTTTAAACCTACTAATGCACTATTTGGATATGTCCGATTCTGATTTACAACTTTAATTATCGACATAAATCTTATGGAATTACCCTGTTGGATTATGTTCGGGTCATCATGCAATCCATTGAATTTTTCTACTTTAATACCAATAGTTCTTGCATTAGTATTTGACGCATTAGGTATGTCTATAGTTTTTGATATTTGGTACAAATCATTTGTTCTTCCTTTTACTAATACACTCATACCTGGTGGTGTTACAAAAGTACCACCATCAATATTTCTTGATATTACATATCTAAGTGATAGTCCTCTCACATCTCCATTGTTATAAGTGGCAAATAAAGATGGAATACCAACAATTATTACTACCTGTGAAACTCTTGCTGCATCAGTATCAGTAAAAGTTAGTGTCCTAAACTCACCAGCATTAGTTAAATCAACACTAGGGTATGCTGAGACAACACTTCTAACTGTTGAAAATCCATTGATAACTGCTTGACCTGATGTACCATTTCTCGTTGTTATATCTAAGCTTTCAACATTAAAATTGTAATCACTAGCAGATGGACTATTACTTGCTGTTGCTTGTAATAACGGTGTGTTATTAAAAAACATATCTTTTTGTCCACTTGTGCCATATTCCGTAGTTCCAAAAGCCAATCCTTCTTCCAAGGGCGTGGCAAAACCAGCAATTTCACCTTCTGAAATAACATCTAATATTTTTGCGTTAGCTTTACTATTTAAATTATCTTCTGCATTTTCTGGAGTTCTACGACTGCTACCACCTTTACCACCGCCACCGCCAGCACCAGAAATTAAATCCTCTTCAAATATTTCCATCAGACATTACCTACTTCTATGGATGTGCTTACGACTATTGAACCACATATTGCCGTTCCATAAACTAGCGGTACTGCAATCCCAGGCATACTTACATTTAAAGGAGAAGTAAACGCAGAAGATTCAGGTGTCTGTTGTGCTTCAGGTATTTGAGGTGTTGGAGTTAAAAGCTGTGCAACACCATCTAATACTAAACTTGCACCAACATAAAAAAGTGCTTTAGATCCAAAACCAACATCTGCAAATGCTTTTCCAAATTTCATCCCCGAAAATACTTGTGAACTACCAAAAGATACAAATGATAAACCAATTAAGGCAGCACCAGCTAATATTCTTCCAAACTTACCACTACCTTCTACTACTGGTATAAAACTTATAGTTGAATTTCCAATAGGATATAATAATTCTTCTTCTCCTATATCATTTTCATCAAGTAAAACATGATAATTATTTTGTACAATTTCTGATTCTAATTTAGGCCAATTACAAGTAAGAAAATTAACAGCATCTCTTACATTATCGACATAAGCTTCTACCTCTTTTAAACCTGTATGTTCTCTTAAATGCCCATATAATTTTATTTTACGCAACATATCTTATCCTCCTACCAGTGCATTTTTGTAACCATTCACTGTATGGTTCTCGACCTGACAGCCTTCCTTGTATATGATGTAAAACTTCTCCATCAATAAATACAGCAATATGGTTAAGACCGTTACCATAAATACTAAGCAATAAACAGTCATTTGTCTTTAGCTGTTCGTCATATTTTAACTCACGAAAACCAGTTGCTTCAAAACAATTTTCAAACATTGGTTTATCTAAAAAATCATTTTCATTAGCTGGCCTTACCCAGTCTCTTAATGTAATACCCTGTTCTTTAAAGTAATCTCTTACAAGACTCCAGCAATCATACACTCCAAACACATAAGGTCTACCAATCAGACTATTTTTATAACCAACTGGTTCATAACTTTGCCATTCATTACTTTTTGGATTAACAATATAGTATTTCAAACCTTGTTTTTCAGAAGAATATTTATCAGCATCAGATGGTGTTGCATCACAATTCACATGGCTATGAAATACTGCAACAATGTCTCCTTTATCTTCTGTTTCAGCCCATGATCTTGGGTCAATCGTAAACTGATTTAATTTATCAACTGCAATATTGTTCGCTGGAGCGTACTTTTCTCTACCTTTAAACATATAAACAAGGCCACAAGCTTCGTTTGGTGCTTCTTGTTTAGCGTGTTCTAATGCTTTATCCTGCCATATCATTGAAAGAACTCACCAATGCCAGGAAATTCATCAGGTAAAATCTGACGTTTTGGTCCGCGTACACCTGCCATATCAAACATAGAAGCACATTCAAACTGCACTATTTCCTGATTTTCTAATGTTTTTCTGGCAACCATATAAATTTCATCAGGAAATTTCTGTGTAGGATCTGCTGTCGAATTTGTTGAATTAAAATTAGCAGAATCTAAAAACTTTCTAAGAGTCCTGATACGAACTAAAGTACTACCAATAAGATCATTTCCTACTGTAATTTTATTTACTTCAAGCATCATTGCAGATATAGTTCCACCTGGTAATGCAGAACCGCCATTTGCAACAGTAAATGTATTAGAAAGACTTGGATTTAAATTACTAATGGTTAATCGTGGTCTTGGTAATGCACCTTTTGATGTCATATCAAAACCTTCTGTCTGGACAGGAAAAGGCTCATATACTTTTCCTCCAAAATGTATAGAAGCTTCATGTAAGGTGGTTGTTGTTTTTAAATTAGTACCAGCGTGAAATCTTTTTATCGGTCTTTTTGCAGTCCAAGTAACACCGTTATCAGTTATCGTGCCACCTTCAGAAGCAGAAGCAAATCCACCAGGTAAAGAACCGCCACTTGTGCCACCAGATGTACATTCAAATACCATGCCCTGTGGTGGAAAACTATTATCTAAAACTAAACTTGTTGAACTTACAGTATCACCAGCCGTGTAAGCTTTATTTGCTTCCCAATCTGCATAATGTAATCTTTGATCTAAATGTACTTCAAACAACTCAATAATCTCTGACGGATTAGGTTTTTGTAGTTCTGTAACTGTGTTTGTTGGTGTTGTCATCCTACATCAAACACCTCTCTAAAAGTTGCAGATATTGTAGCTCTGTTTAAATAAGGTATTGATTTTGTAAACGTAGGACAAACCCATTTGCCTACTGTTCCTGCTGGTGGACTCCAATTAAAAAACGCACCATCAACTGCTCTTGCCTCTAAAAATGTTTCAATAGCATCTGCATCTGATTCGCTTACATCCCATTGCAGAGTCCAAACTTTTGGATCTATGTTCAATCCTATTCTTGCCCTGTGTTCGTAGCCATCTCCTAATTGAACAATCGTAGTTCGTGGATTACTTTGTTTTCTTGCACCGTATTTAGGAATAGTACCACCTGTTGAAGTTCCTACGGTTGTATCGTCAAAAGTAGCCATTATCTGTAAAGTATGCCTCCAGGTCTTTGTTGTTTCAGAAGTTCATCTTGAACTGCTCCTGCTAACATCTTACCAAGCATTTCAGCCTGTCCATTATCAGCCTGTGCAGTTGTATTAGAAGCATCTACGTTTACGACAACACTTGTAGAACCACCTAAAGCATGATTTGGT